TCACAACTTTTCTAAAGGCACCCGGTAAAGGTTTCACCCTAAAAAATGGATCAACGCGGTAGAAAATCAGCAGCAGCCATAGCGATTATTTCCGAATCCGGTATCGAAACAGATCGCAGACCGCATCCGCCCGTCTCTTTTACAGCGGATCAGGCGCAGGAATGGACCGAGATTGTTAATCGACTTCCGGCGGATTGGTTTCCACGCGAGACTCTACCCTTGCTCGAACTCTATTGTTGCCATACCGTCTCCGCTCGAAAGATCGAGCAGCTTATCTTGCAGACCGAGAAAGCCGAGGAATTCGATATCAATCAATATGACCGGCTTCTTAAAATGCGGGAACGGGAATCCAGAACCATTTCCTCCCTTGGGACAAGGATGCGAATAACGCAACACAGCCAATATGACAAGACCAAGAAACGAGGATCGACCTTTACTACGAAGCCGTGGAAGAAAGAAAGCTGAGTCCCGTGGTGACAGGAATATCGTCTGGGTCGAAAGGTTCTGTAGAGTCCCTGAAGGGAAGTTAGTCGGGAAGCCTCTAAAGCTTACCATTAAACAAAAGAAGTGGATCAAGCGGATTTACGATTCCCCCACGCGGGTCTTTATCCTCACGATGGGCCGGAAGAACGGGAAATCATGTTTTTCAGCCTGCCTGCTCCTGCTTCATTTATGCGGGCCAGAGGCTAAGTTCAACTCGCAGCTTTACAGCGATGCCCAATCGAGGGATCAAGCCGCCTTGATTTTCGGGTTAGCGGCTAAAATGGTCCGGCTTAATCAGGAGCTTCATGCGGTCGTCGCTATCAGGGACTCGGCTAAACAGCTTCACTGCCCTGAATTGGGCACGCTCTACCGAGCCTTGTCGGCTGACGCCACGACAGCCTTTGGCCTATCCCCGGCCTTCGTCATCCATGACGAACTGGGGCAGGTCAGGGGTCCGAGATTCGAGCTTTACGAAGCTTTAGAGACGGCGGCTGGCGCACAGGAAGAACCCCTGTCCATTATCATCAGCACGCAGGCTCCGAATGAGGATGATCTTCTCTCTCTGTTAATAGATGATGCTTTGTTGAAGTCCGATCCGACAGTCAAATTGGAATTTTATACCGCCCCGACAGACGCGGACCCCTTCAGTCTGAAAACCATCAAATTGGCGAACCCGCATTTTGCGGAGTTGATGAATGCCAAGGAAGTCTTGAGACAGGCCAACGAGGCCAAAAGAATCCCCAGTCGGGAGGCTGCTTATCGAAATCTGGTCTTGAACCAACGAGTAGAAGCTCAGAATCCGTTTATCTCACGTTCGATTTGGGAAGCTAATGGGGCGGCCCCGGATGAAGAAGAAGGAATTACTATCTGGGGTGGTCTTGACCTGTCCAGTACCAGCGACCTGACGGCTTTGATACTTATTTCCGAGGAACTGGATGTTAATTCCACCTTCTGGCTGCCAGAAGAAGGTCTTTCGGAAAAGTCCCGTTCTGACCGGGTGCCTTACGACGTTTGGCACAAGCAAGGATTCTTGGAGACTACGCCCGGGGCGTCTATCGAATACGAATGGATAGCTCATCAATTACGCGGCGTTTTCGACAGGTTTAATGTAAAAAAAATAGCTTTCGACAGATATAATATTAAATTCCTCCTGCCTTGGTTGGAAAAAGTCGGGTTTACAGAGGAGGAAATGGAGAAGTTTATCGAGTTCGGGCAGGGATTTGTCAGCATGTCCCCGGCCCTTCGTGAGCTAGAATCATTGCTTTTGAACAAGAAACTCAAACATGGCAAGCATCCGGTCTTGACCATGTGCGCTTCTAACGCCCGTTACGTAACCGATCCGGCGGGAAACCGGAAACTGGTCAAAGGCAAGTCCACTGGAAGGATTGACGGCATGGTGGCTTTAGCGATGGCGGTCTCGATGCGAGCCACGGACATGACAGAGGAAAGCTCGGTTTATGACACACGGGATATGATTACTCTTTGACAGGTAGTAATTGTTTGATAAAATTATCTAAACAAGGGGAAAAACTCCATGACAATTATCAGAAAAAAAGTTGTAAAGGAATTCTGGAAATCCATCAAAGAAGAACCAAAAATAATTGAGAAACAAAGCTCGAATTATCGAAAAACTATAAAAGAAATTTTTAAAACAATAGAATTTAAATATTATCTTCTTGAATGTGGGCATGAGGAAAGAGCAGATATTGAGAAAAATATTGATGGAATGGTGAAATGTACAGATTGTCATAATTCCATTAAACAAGGGAAAAAACCTCAGTGAATATATTCAAGGACACATTCATCATTGCCGAGATTGGTCACAACCATATGGGCCAACTCGATACCTGCAAAGACCTGTTCCGCGAAGCCAAGCGAGTCGGGGCTTCGGCGGTAAAGCTTCAAAAGCGTTCCAATAAAACCCTGTTCACGAAGGCGGCTTATAACCGTCCTTATCAAAACCGCAATTCTTACGGTGAGACTTACGGATTACACCGTGAAGCCTTGGAGTTTGGCTGGCCTGAATATGTTGAACTGATGCAGTATGCCGATGAACTGAATATTATCTTCTTCTCCACCCCGTTCGATTTCGAGTCGGTGGATTTTCTTGAAAGACTGGACGTTCCGTTGTACAAGATCGCTTCGGCGGACTGTACCAATATCCCGCTCATCAAGTACGTTGTTCAAACTGGTAAGCCGGTCATTATCAGTACCGGCGGGGCGACATGGGAAGATATAGATCGGGTTTACGAAGTGGTGGATAAACCCAAGACCGCTTTTCTTCATTGCGTAACGACTTATCCGAATCAACCGGATGAAATGAATCTTCAGGTCATTCCGGAAATGAAAAATCGGTATCCTAAACTCGCCGCTGTTGGACTCTCTGACCATTACAACGGCATTTGTATGGCCGAGACGGCCTATGTTCTTGGTGCGCGAGTCATCGAAAAGCACTTCACCCTGAACCACTCGTGGAAGGGGACAGATCATGCTCTCTCCCTTGAACCGCAGGGGATGGAATCGCTGGTCAATAACATCAAGCGCATTTCGATAGCGATGGGCAAAGCAGAGAAGATTGTCCTTGAGCAAGAGAAGTCAGCTATCGAAAAGATGGGCAAGTCAATCTGGCCCGCCAGAAGTATCAAGGCCGGTGAAGTCCTGACGGAAGAAAATCTGTCTCTTAAGACACCCGCAGGCGGGATGCCGCCTTATCTGATTGAAGAAGTAGTCGGTAAAATCACGCTGAACGATCTTTCCACGGATACGCCACTGGGCGCTGAAGATATTGAGTATCAAGCTTGGGGCGTGGGTGGATGGCCGATATGAATATATCGGATTTAATGTATTTATCTTATATTCTTGGTGCATTAACTGGAATATTTGGATTAATATTAATTAATTTCTTAATCAAGAGATGATTACCCATCTGTTTCTTGATTTCGATGGCGTTCTGACGGATAACTTTGTTTACGTCAATGAGAAAGGCGAGGAAATGGTGCGCTGTTCCCGTTCGGATGGAATAGGGATTCAGAAGCTTAAAGACAAAGGCATTACGGTTTGTATTATGTCTACCGAGACAAATCCGGTTGTTTGTAAACGTGCTGAGAAATTGAATGTTCATTGTCTGCAAGGTATTTCGGATAAACTTCAAGCCTTGAAAGAAATGGACGCGGTGGAATTATCCAAAACGGCTTTTATGGGTATGGACGCGGTGGATTTATCCAAAACGGCTTTTATGGGTAACGATCTAAACGATCTGAAAGCCATGCAAGCAGTAGGAATTCCGATTGCTCCCGCTGATGCCAGACCGGAAATCAGAGACATTGCCAAATACGTTACCAAGGCACGAGGCGGGAATGGAGCAGTCAGAGAGGCTTGTGGCTGGTTGATTGCTAAATATCTATGAAAAAAGTAATCACATGCAAGGATTGATTTAACTTAGAGGAACAACCTCAATGGATGCAATAAGAAATTTAATTTTCATTATATTTTGTTTAATTGTTCTTTTGATATTTTTCGTAATGAATTATGAGGAGCTTTTTAAATGAAAGCTATCCTCACAGGCGGTTCCGGTAATCTCGGCCCTATTTGGAAAACCGAGCTTGAGAAATTAGGCTATGATGTTTTTGTTATAGACCTTCCCCATTGTAACGTGGCGGATAATCTTGATGTTAAACGTGCGGCGACTTTCTATCTCAACAAATTCGGTGCACCTAAAGTCATTATCAACAATGCCGCGATAGACAACCCGCCCGGTTTAGAGGCAAGTTTCTTCAGTAACTATGAGCGTGTCATAGACGTAAACCTGAAAGGTGCAATCAATGTCGTCAAGCATTTCATCGATGCCATGATAGACAATGATGGTGGGAATATCGTCAATATAGGCTCGATGTTGGGGTTCATCGCTTCTAATCCGAATCTCTACCCTGAAGGCTTTGACAAACCCTGTGGTTACGGCGCTGCGAAAGCCGGTCTTTGGAATTTTACGAACAACTGCAATACCCGTTTCGCTTCTAAAGGCGTGATATCGAATTATCTTGCTCTCTCCGCCGTGGAGGGTAATCAGGCGGAAGAATTTAAACAGAAGTACATTGAGCGCATACCGATCAAGCGGATGCTGAGGAAAGAAGATTTTATTCGTGAGTTTGCTTGTTGTGTGCAGGCTACGGTGCCTTACGATGCGCCCATGTTCGTCGGTGGCGGCTGGACCATCTGGTGATTGCTCTCATTCCCGCCAGATCAGGCAGCAGGCGCATTAAGGATAAGAATATCAGGATGTTTTGCGGCAAGCCTTTAATCGCTTGGACGATTGAAAAGGCTTTCAAGTCAGGTTGTTTTAATCGAGTGATAGTCTCTAGCGATTCCGAGGAATATCTGGATATTGCCGGTCAATATGGGGATGTCTTTTGTATCAAACGTCCTGCGGAATTGGCTACAGATTCATCCACCGATCAGGAATGGATAGATCATAGTTTGCAATCAATAGGAAAGGTGGATTTCGCCATTCTTCGCCCGACGAACCCTTTTCGTTCTGTCTGGTTCATTCAACAGGCGGTAAAACTATTCAACGACCATCCCGAAGCTTCCGAAGTGCGAGCTATTCGGGAAACCACTGAGCATCCCTATAAAATGTGGATATCGGTGGGACAGGCGATAGAACCTTTATTTCCAGTTACGGCTTATCGCTTCCCAACAAATCGCATGTGCCCGATGTTTATTCAGGGCGCGGGGGTAGAGATTAGGCGGCCCGATTCACAAGGGCCAGTCATTCCCATCTTCGCAAACCAAATAGAAGGCATGGATTTGGATACCGAGGAACAATGGAATTACTACGAATCTCTGGTGAAGCAGGGCATGGTGAAATTTGAAGACTAGAGAAATAGCCGGAAAGTTCTGGATTCGCGCCGAGACAAAAATGGAGATTTACCGTGCCGATTCTTTCCATGACAAGGAACCGGAGACTTTGAAATGGATAGAATCCTTCAAAGGTGGGACTTTTGCGGATGTCGGGGCGAACATCGGGATTTATTCTCTATATTGTTCCGCGCTCCATCCTGATATGGCTATCTATGCCTTCGAGCCTGTCAGACAGAACTACGACAGGCTGGTGGAGAATATTAATCTTAACGGATTCATTAACATCAGTGCCATGAACTGTGCCGTAGGTTCAGTCAATGGAATGACGCGGATTTACATACCAGAAAATGAGATCGGGAAGTCTGGGGCGCAGATTCACACGCCGGTCAATGAACATAACGTCAATTTCAATCCGGTGGAAGTGCAAGATATTTACGAATGTACGCTGGACGCATGGCCTGATATCGACTATCTAAAAATAGACGTGGACGGACATGAACTGGATGTCCTCGCGGGCGCAAGGGGGATGATAAATCGTTTCAAGTCTTTGCTAATCGAATGCAACCGTGACAAGATTGACGTGTCACGGATTACAGATGGATTTATAAAATTGGGCCTATTCCCTGACAGACGTTTTAACGATCTGCCTGACCACTCGCGTTATAGACGTGGCGGCAACCCGGAAAATATAGTTTTCTCTCGTGCCTGACTTCAAACTTAACCAAGTAACGAAAGAACTGGAGAAAATGGCAGAACGCCATTTCTACGGGGAATTCAATATCAAATTTGTACAGGGACAGATTGTCCAGTGTAAACGGGTTGAGTCTTTGAATCTGGAAACGACTAGTAAACGAATATCCATATCAGAATCCAGTACTTAATTTAGTTTTTCAATTCAATTGGCACCGAAGAACTTGGGCCGATCCTTAACGGGGTCGGCCTATTTTTTTGTGTCTAAAAAAGAGAGACATGAGCCGCTTCGACGAATTACAAATACGGGTAAAGTCCTGGTTTTCCACGAGAGCGATCAGCAATGGCCCTAATGATCCTATCTGGATGGGGCTATCCGGCAATATGCAGACCGCCTCTGGAAAGCTGGTCAATCCTGAAATGGCTTTGCGTGCGTCGGCTGTGTTCGCCTGTATTCGCGTTCTGTCAGAGACAATCGCCTCCATCCCATTAAAACTGTATCGGCGTAGTGCCGATGGCGGAAAGCAGATCGCCCAGAATCATTATCTCTATCCTATTTTACACGACGCTCCACACCCATTTCTGACTTCCTATGAATTTCGGGAAATGCTGGTGGCGCATTTGAATTTGCGTGGGAATTTTTACGCCATCAAGCAATATGACGAAGCTGGGAACTTAACCAGCCTTATCCCGCTTAATCCCGCGAACATGAAAGTCATGGGGAATGAGTTT